TGGAGCAAATTCATTGGGCGATCATGTAAATCATTAAGGTGGATTTTAATTTGTCCTGACATTAATGGGTCTTTAAGTGACATCATTTTTTCATTTGTTTCCAAATTTACTTTATTTTCTGTAATTCTTTTATGCATTAAAGTATCCTGTGTAGAGGCGTAGTGCACAAGATAATCAAGATTTATCTCTCTTCCAACAATCTCTGGTATTACTTTTGCTATTTTTTTAGGTCCTAGTCCTTTAATTCCCTCAAGATTATCTGATTTATCACCCATTAAACATTTATACATTAAAAAATTATGAGCTGGTATCCCATACTCAGTAAATATTTGTTCTTTTGTATAGTATTTTTTCTTATTTGGTGACCAAACTACAATTCTATCGTTTACTAATTGGAGAAAATCTTGGTCAGCAGACATAATAATAACTTCATTTTCTAACACATTTTGTGCTAGATATGCGATTACATCGTCGGCTTCAACGTTGTCTATGCTGTAAACATCAATTGGAAGTAACTCAAGGTAACTGAGTAATCGTCTAAATTGGATTTTCATTGCTTCCTTTTCATCTTCTAATGAATTAAAAGCATCAAATTTAGTTACTCGCTTAGGAGTGCGGTTTGCCTTGTATTTAGGGTTAATTTTTCTTCTTCGTTTACTACCCCCAGCACCATCATAGGTTACAATAACTCTGGTAGGTTCCATTTCACGAATCGCAAATGCTAATGACTTCATAAAACCAGTAATGCCACCTACGGGCACTCCCTTTTCGTTTAATGAACCATTTACAGCAAATGCTCTCAGGAAAATGTTAAGTCCGTCAATGAGAAGCACCCTATCATTAGGATGCTTCTCTTCTGGATTTATGTTATTTAGGATATCTTCAAATTTACTCATTCTCTACTATTGTTTCGTCAGGATCACGATCTAGACCATCTTCTTTCTCGTGACGATACTTCATAATGTATTTTTCACAAAGGGCCTCGTATAATTCCTCTTTAGCTGTTGGGTGACTTTCTAATAAATCACCAAACTCTTTAGCTAAAAACTGATGGGTTTCACCGTCAGCAGTAGTGTATTTATACCATGCTCCACCTTGTTTTACTACACTATATTCTTTAAGTAATTTCAAAGTACCAAAGTAATCATCAATTCCCGAATCGTAAAATACGCTATAACGGACTTTTCGGTTAGGGGGGCCTAGGCGGTTTTTAACTACCTCACATTCTACTTCTTGACCAACTACTGTGTCTATTCCATTAACCTTTTCTTTAATCTTACCTACTCCTTTGAGTCGTAAGCGAACTGAGGCGTGGAATTGTAGCGCTTTTCCTCCTGATGTTGTGTACTGATCACCAAACGGCATAGCGTTTAGTTTTTGTCGTAACTGATTTGTGAATACACACAGGATTTTTTGTTTACCAATTAAATTAGTAATCTTACGCATTGATTTAGACATGATAATGGCTTTTGCCGTTGCATAACCATCTTTCTCATAATCAGCAGCCGACTCAATTTTAGTAGTAGCAGCAGCAACACTGTCAACAACAATTGTGACTAATCTGTCTTTTTGTTTTTCGCGAATCTTAACGATGATGTCTTCCATTGCTTCAAATACATCCTCAATTGTATCGAGGGGTATATAAAGCATTTTATCAACATCAACTCCTATGGCGGTCAAAAATTGAGCGTCCAATGCGGATTCAGTGTCTACATAAATTGCTACTCCACCCTGTTTTTGAGTAGAAGCTATAACGTGAGCGGCAAGGAGGGATTTACCGCTTTGCTCTAGGCCCGTAATCTCAACAATTTTACTAACAGGCAAACCCCCATTTGGTCTGTTAGAAATCGCCAGGTCCAAAGGTGTGCATCCAGTAGATACCCACGATGTAACATCTGTTGGTGATTCATCTCCCCCATTAAGGAAGTAGGCAACTTGATTATATTCTTTACTGAATTTTTTATTTAGCGATACTGCTAGTTCTTCAGTAAGACTTCCCCCTTCGGGAGGTAAATTGTTGGATTTTTTTCTCGCCATATTAACCGAATAAATCGTCTATTTTAGAGTTAATGTCAACCTTATCCTTTTTAGGTGGGGTTACTTCAACTGTTTCATTTTCTTCACTTGGTGCCAAATACTTTTGGAGTGAATCTTTCATCTCATCAAATGAGAATTTAGTAAAGAGCTCTTTAATATCCTTTTGGTTATCAAGGTATCCTTCAGCTGCACTACCATCTGTTGAAAGTGGGGATTGTACTGGCTTAACACGAACTGTTGTTGTGTCAAACATTTTACCTGTTTCGGCTGCTGGGATAACTTCAACTGTGATGTCTCTACCTGCTGCAATGTCGGTAATATCACCATAATCTTCATCCATCATAACACCTAAAAGTTCAGTGTATACCATTTTACCAAATTCCCAGAATCGAACGCCCTTATCTTCCTCACCACGTACAAGTACAGGGGCGAAAATACGCATTTTAGGATAGAGTTTCTTAGCTAACTCTACATTATCTGGTTCATTTGACTTACGGAGTTGGGAAGCAAATTCCAAAATTGGATCAGACTCATCAAAATTTGAGAGTGACATCATTCGGGGTTTACCAATACCGAAGTAAAAATATAATTCAGTGAAGGGCACATCTTTATTGTGCTTATAAGGTACAATACGTACTACTGATTTTTCTCCACTTGGTGGTTTCCAAAAGTTCTTTCTGAATTCACCACCTGATTTTCCATTGGACTTATTTTGCAAGCGGTCCATTCGCTTTCTGATTTCGTCTAGATTCATGACCTTTTAATTTTGGGTAAATATAATAACCCAGGCCACGGAATCCAAATATTACCAAAAGGCTTTTTAATCTACTTCAATAATTTTCTTAAGGCGGGTTTTAACCTTTTTAAATCCCCCAGGACGCGTTAGGAGAAGACAATTTCTAAATTTTGTCCAATCAACTTGGTATGAGGTATCTAATTCATCATTATTCATATAACGAATTACTTCATTTAAAGCATTAATCGTATACAAAGTGTTAGTTTGTTTTTTTCTGTGTACTAAGATAGTATTAGGAATCTGTAGGTTATATACAGGTCCATCTATATTGTAAGTTAACATGGTTTTATCCTCCTCTGGTGAAATTAAAACAAAAATTTTGTTAAATAAAATATCGTGTTCCTCTAATATTGTGCCTACAACTTCCTCTACTGTTTCCCCTTGAAGAAAAGTACAGTAAAGTTTATTATTCATGTTATGTTTATTGCATTGTTGTGGCAATAAATATCAAAGGGCCTCAAGGGAAGCGTACGTATATCCTTTCTTTAACTTTACGGGAAAATCTGATGAAATTATGTCTCTAAGGGATTGAAGGAGTTCCTTACCATCCTCCAACGAAAAATCGAATAGCATGGAGTCATACACATATAACACCATTTTTGTTTGTTTACCTTCTAAAAGCTTAAATACTCGCGATAATAGGGTAATATTATACTCCGTCTCGAACGCTTGGATATAGTAGTTGAATAATTTTTGTGGTGTGATGTTCTTATAATTACCCTTTAAAAGCTTACGCCTCGCAATTACAGTTTTAACATACCCATTAGTGTTAAATTCATGCCACAATGAGTCTATAAATTTTTGTGTTTTATTAAAGTACTCGTGTTTAAGGTATTTTTTATTTATACCCCCATACATTTGTTGGAACGTTAATTCTTTACTCTTTTTGTACATTTCATCACTAATCTCGGCTGTTTCAAAATACATTTGAGCTAGTTGTTTATGTACAGACTCACTTTTATCAATATGATGTCCTATAAAACGCGCTATAATACGTGGGTGATATCCCTCGTAATCCATTTCAATTAATGTATCGTTGTCGGCTTCAAAACTATCTCGCTCTCCACTATCGTGTTTTAAAGCTGAGAAATTAATGCTATTAAAGTTATTTGTAGGGCGTCCTGTTGTTGTGCAAAAATTATACCATCCATAAGCTTTGCTTTCGTTAATGCTAAATTTCTCATTGATGTCAAAGTGTTTTTTAAATGTGGAGTTAATTTTAAATCCCTCACTTACCATTTTAGCTAATGTAGGTGTAAGAATTTCATTGTACCACTTGTTTGATTCTTCTTCCTTAAAGTTATTTATATACGGGTATAGCGCATCAAATTCTTGTGTCAACGCCTCATGGTGTTTTGCAATTGGAATAATTTTATTCGCATTATATGCGCCGTATTTACGCTCAAAATATGTGTGAGCGCCCGTTTTTGGTAATGAATCTAATGGTTCGTTTTTTATTAAATAATATATGGATTGTATATCCGTATAAGGGAGTGTGGGGATGTGTAGTAAAGCTTTGGTTTTTTCTTTGACGAATATATTCGTATAAGATTTCAAATATTTTAATGGTAAACTGAGCTCAAACGCCTCGGGATGATCTATGTTAATAATGAATCCCTTCTCCTTACTAAATGAGTAAATGTACAACGCACACAGTGATTGTAATTTAGGATGGGTTTCATCATTGTTGGTAATAAATTGAAGGTAGCATTCGCTACCCTCATCTTTAAAAAACCTATCTAATTGCTCTTGTGTTTCTATGAGGTAGTACATACCTCAAATATACGAATAAAATTAGTAAGAGCCACTATTACCAGAGGGAGGAGTATTTTTTTCAATAAACGAACGGCAATAAAATTCATCTCTTATTTTTTCATTCCATTTATTACATTGCCCATTTTCAAAAAACATACATTTAGCACAGTTTTGATTAGAGGGTACATTAGAATTTTTTATTTCATTTATATCTTTATTTCCTAATTGATATGATATGGGGAGATTTTTAGGTATAGATTCACCATTAGGATATAATTTAGAATTACCTATATGTATTATTCCGTTTTTTAAGCTATACTTATCTTTATTAGGGAAAAAATTAAATATACCTGGTAAATCATATTCTAGTTGACGTAACCTTTTAGTATTTTCTATACTACTATTTTCTCCTAAATTCCATTTTATAAAAAAAATTTTATTTAATTTTGTATTGTAAGCCCTTTTATAAAAATTTTCATAAATGTCTTTTGATATTTCTTGGTATTGTTTAGAATTTAATCTAACTGAAACATACCGATTAAAATACCCATTACTATAATCTAAAGCAGTTGGTACTGGGGATGAAGATAAAATAGGGATATAACTGTCTTGTTCTTTAGATAAATCTTTTTTAAGTATAGAATATATTTTATTGTTTTTACTATTATTTAAAACATTATTATTTCTAATAGGGGATAAGACTATTAGTTTTCCTTTTATATTTGATGGATCACTACCAGCAAATAATCTACCATCATTTAATTTTAAATATTCTCCTACATAAGGTTCCCCTGTGGTCATTAATCTATATTGCCCACCTTTAGTATAGAGTTTTTTATATTTGTTTTTAGGTAAATAAGCCATTATTCATCTGGATTATTTTCATCTTCTTCAGGGAACTCATCATTGTTATCTATAGGCTGTAAAGCCCGAATAGCAGAATCAGATGTAGCTGCTAATGTGTCAAATCTCATCCAACAATCATTATTTTTACTATATTCGGATAACGTAGAAGTCCCGTTCCGGAAAATATTATCCGTTGCACTATCAACACTAATATTTGATCCCTTTCTAGACCAACCATTATAAAATTTATCATCTACACTAGGATCAAATTTAATATTGTACCATACAGCAGACGTAGTACTTGTGTCACTTTTTCTAATATATCTTTTAGTTTCATTGTCATTAGATAATATTATTTC